CTTCACGTGCTCGAGGTCTACGTCTTCGTTCATCACACGCCTCCAAATAATTTTAATGCCTCATCCTTACCGTGTGTAAGGTAAAAGTCATTGATGTCCATTGATGCAGGCAACGATACTATACGTGAGTTCATTACCTCTTGTGACACACGACGGGAGAACTCTGCACCTGGGTTAGTGCCATCATCCTTGATATCGTTATCACCTACGATATAAACTGTATCGTAGCCAGTAAATAACTTAACAAAGTGTGGCTTCCAAGCCTGAACTCCTGGTACTCCAACAGCAGGTATCCCAATCAAACCTGATACAACTACTGCATCTAACTCACCTTCACATATAACAATCCTATGTGAATCAATAGTTACATCAGCAACATTGAACAGGTGACCCTTCTGTCCTGTGGGTGCACCGTACTTAGGCTTGCCATCATCTAGCCTACGAAACTTAACACCAACACACATACCAAGTGCAGTCAGGTATGGGATAGATAGCCAGCCAGTGTGATTCTCGTGCCCATTAATAGGGTCAGTGACTAGACCTAATGAATACTGTAATGCAATCTCTTCAGAGATCCCACGTCCTTCGAGATATGCCAGAGCCTTTTCGTCCAGGCTTTTGCTGTAATGTGTGACCGCTTCCAGCAGCGATTTCGATTGCTCTTTTGAGTGCATCCTTAAACTCCAAGTTCTCTATAATACTGACAACATTTACTGCGTTGCCACCCTTTCCACAGGTGTGACAAAAGAATAGATTGTCGTAAGTATTGATAACAGCACTACGTCTTTTGTCTGGGTGGATGCAGCATCTAACAGATGCGCTTCTACCTTCTCTTACTTCTCCTCCATAATGGAGAACGATTGCTCCTATGGGGATTGTGTTTGCATCAACGGGACCTTTGAATCCGCCCGCTTTACGTACCCTGGACCAGTCCTGTGCTGACATACACACCCCTTGTCGTTGCAGTTGTCGTGATACTTAGCCGCACGTTTGTAATGTCCTGCTGCATTTTCTACACCTGCGTTCATACACTTGCTACAAATCATTTGAACTCCTTCAGTTCTGTTACTGGTATACGCCATCCACCGATGGTCTCATCTCTGTACTGCGCTGTTGCATACTCTTCAGGGTTAGACCAACCATACACCTCAACCTGCGAGTAGTAATCCTCATCAAGAATCTTTGTGCCTACTAGTATCTTGCCGTTATCCTTACTCCAGAATGGAATCGAATCACGTGTGCGTACTGTGCGTACCTCAAAGTTCACACCCACATCAGGCAACTTAGCCCGACGAGGATGCAACTCATTGGGATACCAAGGTACATTCCAAGATGAGTCAGTAAGAGATGCAACTGCCCACTCAGAGACGTTGGCTCGGACATTGGCAAGAAGTTCGTGCTCTAGGTAGCCGTTCTTCTTACCATCTGCATAGTTTGGTCTGTCTACTGAACCATACTTAGCAAGCCAACGCTCTGTAGCGAGCATCGTACAAACTCTTACTTCATCTTTACTCAGGCGTACTATCACTTGCCTCTTCTAAAGTAGTTGAATCTTCAACCACTTCTTCTACTACTGGTACGACTTCTTGTACCACTTCTGGTACTAGTATCTCTGTCGTTGTTATATTTCCTTCTGGTACTGGTGTCATTGTTTCTCCTTTAGCCATTGAGTTAAGTCTTGGATTACCCAAGCCTGATCTATTGATGCGTTGCGACGCTTAACTACAACGTAAGACATAGGTACTTCCCCGATACCTCTTGCCTTTGCATAGTTAAGCGCCTCAACTTGTGCTTCTCTCCAGAATTCAGGCAGGGAAAGGGTCTGCCTATTCTTGAGTTCTAAGATGTAGGTTTCTCCAGATATGATAACAACCATATCACCTTCATCTTTTGCCCCAGCCTTGGTCAGACGTTCTGCTATTACGCCTTTACTGCGTAACCATTTCATTACATCTGTCTCAAACTGAGAACCTTTGCGTCCGTTTTTATTAGCCATTGAACACTAAACTTTCCATAGGATTAAGGTAAGCAACTGGTACATACCAAGTCCTGTCATTATATCTCCACTCATCACGCTTGCATTCAGATCCAAGTTTCCAACCAATAGCTGTGTACTCAGGACCTTTCCATTCAGGCGCAACACGTCTTGTCTTATGACATAGGCCATCAGACATTAATACATATACAAGGTTATCATCATCTCTAGTTGAGTAACGCATTCCTCTTACTGGTGGGAACGAGTAACGGATCTCTCCAAATCCTGGGATATCAAGTTCTGATTTCCATTTATTGTAATGTGGAGTGAAGTTATCTTTACCAACCATACGTGCGAATGCAAGTTCTGATCCTGCACATACAACGTGTTGCCACGTTTCCCATAGGTCACCTTCTGAGTAATTGATATTCTTCGTTGGGTCACCGAAGTATGGCTTCTGTCTTTGGTATCCAACTTCAACACAAGTGGCTTCCTCTTCTATTGTTAAAGCGTATTTAGATTTGACCATATGTACTCTCTTCCCCCGCACTACGAAGGTAAGCTCTACCTTGCGCATCATCATCACCAATCTGACAAGATGCAAAGTCTACAAATAGTGATGCCCATTGAGAAGCATCAGCAAAGTGTGGACCAAATCGGTTCTTGACCGAAGCCATCCTTAGTAGGTTCTGTGACGGATCATAGCCTAGTGTCAGTATCAAAGCAGGCAATTGACTCACCTTTCCGTGAATAGCTCTTCTAGGTGGAGGCATCATAGGAGAACCATACTCGCTTTGTTCGCTGACGTGATGGAGTACTAAGACGCAAGCCTCTGTCTTGCGTGCCATATCGTGCAACTCCATCATAATTGCACGTAGCCCTGCCCACTCATTGTCTGTTTCAGCAGCCACATTCATTAGGTTGTCTATGACGATTAGCTCTGGAGCTATTCCATAGAGTTCAACGTAAGCCTTTATCTCCATCTCAATATCATCAAGAGACGGACTGGAGTCAAAAACCCATTGAATGTGTGATGTCTTAGCCAAGTGTGGTACGTAGTAATTTTGTTGCTTCTCTATGTTGTGTTCCACAGTAACCTGACTGTGGCCCGATAGGTGTGCAGCAGCACGGATCATTACAGTTGCGGTGTCAGTATCAGCAGAGAAGAAAAGCGTAGGCACATTTGCTTTGATTGCATAGATCAATGCGAACATTGACTTACCAGCATTAGGTGCTGCAGCTACCATACAGACTTGACCGCGACGAAACTTTATAGATTGCTTAACTAAGTTCTTCCACACATCAGGTAGTGGCGTGGCCTTTGTGGTCACTCCACTCCAAGCGCGGGAAAGTTTAAGCACTATTCTCCTCATTCAAAATTATGTGTCTTGCCTTGCGTATCTTTCGTCTATCACCATCGGTGAGTCCACCCCAAATACCGTGGCGTTCCTTACGGATACCCCACTCAGCACACTCAGTAATGTGCTGGCAACCACGACAGATTGATTTAGCTGATGCAATACTTTGGCGAACCATTTTGCCTTCGTTTTCCTTGTCAGGAAAGAAGAGATCGCCACCTACTTGAGCACATAAAGGAACCTCAAACTCGTGTGGTTCCCGCATCTGCTATGCCCAGATAGTTGCACACTTGTCTGTGGCACCCTTTGGTGCAGCACACATCCAGCCCTTCCAAGGGCCACGAGCAGAAGTACCTGTACGGAAACTCATTACACCGTGCTTACAGCTTGGTGCTTGACCTTCAACGACAGCAGGGGCTGCAACAGGTGTTGCATTAAAAGCTTGTGCTACTGAGTCAGCAGTTGGAGCTGGTGCTTTACCGCCATTGAGTTCAGCATCGGTAGTTTTGATAAGAGATGCAACCATTGATAGGTCAGTAAGACCTGTCTCTAGATCTTTAATGTCAGTTGCATATAGATTGATAAGGGTTCCGCTACTTGTCTTGAAGTTAACTTGGAACTTTGTGTTTTCGTTTGCAGCCATTTACTTTCCTCCAGATTGTTTGATTGTTAACCGTAATGAATCTGCACCTTGCTTAGTTGGTACGAATCCAAGTTTAGCAAGTACTTCATCTTTGTCTACTGATGTAGGTCC